CCCCCATATACTACGTATATGCCCCCGCACCGCGTTGCGGGCGGGTGCATACGGTATGGGAGGGGACCCAGCGAGCGGAGGTTTGGGGGTCGGAAAAAACAACACCCCCCGGTCGTACAGCCAGTCGAAACCCGGTCAAGAGGCTGACCAAAAAACTGGCTTGACCGAGGGGCGTCGGAGGCCGTAACCTCTACCCACCACAGGCGAATTGAAACCTAACCTAGGAGGCTGCGATGGGCAAGCCGGAGATTATAAGCGCACCCGGAGAGGATGCGAAGTCCGTCAGGTTCACGTCGGACGAGGGCAAGGTCGTGACCTTCGACTTCATCGGCGAGCAGCCGGTCAATACCCCGGGCACGGTGCGCACCAGACTCCGGCACCCGGACCTGTACCGGCGCGCTTGCATCGCTGTGGTGCAGCCATGAGGATCCTCGGCGTCGATCCCGGCAAGGACGGTGGGCTCGCCATCCTGCAGGACCACGAGCTGGTCGGCGGCATCCGCATGCCGACCTACGAGCTGCGGGGCAAGGCCGTTGTCGATGGCCGCAAGGTGATTGAGTGGATCAACGGCGACTGGTCCGAGTACAGCGTCAAGGGCTTCGATTTGGCCGTGATCGAGAACGTCCACGCCATGCCGAAGCAGGGCGTCACGTCGAGCTTCCAATTCGGTCGGATGCTGGGCGGCATTGAGGTCACCATCACGAGTTTCGGCAAGCCGGTGCACTACGTCACGCCCGCGCAATGGAAGCGGGCGATGGGGCTGAGCCGTGACAAGCAGGCCAGCATCGACGCCGCCAAGGTGATGTTCGGCAGCGCCGCCGACGCGCTGATCAAACGCAAAGCCGACGAAGGTATATCAGAGGCGGCCTTGATCGCTGCCTATTGGCGTGATAAGCTTGGTGCATGATACACAAAACTTTAGAGCAGCGCATCGCTCAATACGCCGTGCTTCGTGGTGATTGCCTTGTTTGGGAAGGCCATCGAAACAAGGACGGGTATGCCGTTACAAACATAGATGCTGGAGACGGCATAAGAAAAAACAGGCTGGTCCATCGACTGGTTTACATGCAGGCGTTTGGCAACATACCGAGCGGGCTGCTGGTTTGCCACAAATGTGATAATCCTAGCTGCATAAATCTGGATCACCTTTGGCTTGGTACACCTGAAGCCAACATGAAAGACCGTGATAGAAAACAACGGGGAAACTTTTCTCGAAATGTTTCTGGATCTCGAAACCCCCGGGCCAAGTTGACCTTGGATCAAGTGCTGGAGATCAGAAAGCGCCATGTTGCAGCGGCAAGAGTTGGCCCCAACACGACCTCGGCCTTGGCTGCAGAGTTTGGCGTTCATCGAACTCATATTCAGCGGGTTGTTCGAAAAGACCAATGGGTGTAATCTGGGCACGAAACTGATAATCTGTTGCTGATATATTGAGGGCACATGGCCGGAGACCAACCACGCAAGGGGCGGTTAAACCGAGGCGGGCGGAAGCCCGGATCGAAGAACGTCGTGCCGATGCAGGTCGCCGAGATGGTGCAGAACGCGCTGAAGCTTGCGGGGCAGCGGTTGCAGGACGGCGACGCTGACTTGCAGGGCATGACCGCAGGCGAGGCCTATCTCATGTCGATGGCGCTGCAGGAGCCCAAGAGTTTTCTGGCGCTGGTGGCCAAGCTCATGCCTGCCAAGCTCGAGGCCGACGTCAGCGTCTTCGCTGGCGAGCAGCTCGTTCAGAGGCTGCAGGAGGGCCGAGCCTTGGCGGCGCAGAATCTGGAGCAGAACGATGAACAGCGCGTACACTAGCCGCCCACACGATTTCGGCCCGCCGCTGCCCGGTCAGGGGTCGGCCCGGGTCTGCAGGCGGTGCGGCGCACGCGACGTCACCGCGCCGGAGCAGTGCTCTGGTGGCCACCCTGCAGCCATAACCGAGACCGTCCACGATTATGACCCGCTCGACTGACACGCACCCTATCACGTTCGATATTCCCGAGAACAGCGCCACGTCGCTGACGATCGAGCCCAACGACGCTGGCGGTCCTCCGGTGCTGATCTTTGTCGGTGAAGACGGCGGCGTCGATATTTACAACTGGCGGACGCAGCAGTATCAGCCCGTCGCTTGGGTGAACATCGAGTGACGGATCTGGCCGCAGCCAACGAGCAGATCGCCGCCGAGATGGCGGCCTGCTACGCCGACCCGCTGCGCCATGTGCTGGTCAGCTATCCGTGGGGTCAGGGTCAGCTCAAGGGTCGCCCCGGGCCGCAGGATTGGCAGCGGGATCTTCTGATCGAGGTCGGGAACGAGGTCAAGGCGCGCGGCTTCGACGGCACCGCGCCCGTCGCACCTATCCAGTTCAGCACTTCGTCAGGGCACGGCATCGGAAAGTCGGCGATCGTGGCGTGGCTCATCCGCTGGATCATGGACACCCGGCCCTTTGCGAAGGGCGTCGTCACCGCCAACACCGGCGAGCAGCTGCGAACCAAAACATGGTCGGAGCTTGCCAAATGGCACGGCATGGGCCTGACGAAGCATTGGTACACGCTCAACAGTGGCGCCGGGTCGCTGAACATGTACCACACCGAGTACCGGGAGACGTGGCGCGTCGATGCGCTGACCAGCCGCGAGGAAAACAGCGAGGCCTTCGCCGGTCTGCACGCTGCGAACTCAACCCCATTCTACATTTTTGACGAGGCATGCCACGACGACCAGACGGAGGTGATGACCCGTCGCGGGTGGATACTGTTCCGAGACGTGACCCCTGAAGACGAGCTTTTGACGATGGGCCCTGATGGTCGGGCTTACTACGACCGACCGAGCGCGCTGCACGTCTCTCCGTACAATGGCCCAATGCTGGTGCGTGAGGGTCGCGGGGCGAACTTTTCCATCACCCCGAACCACCGCATGGCCTACTATTCCCGCAAGCAGCCGGATATTCTCCAGTTTTCAGGGGCTGGAGAAATGTCGTGGAGCAACAAGCGCTCGCCAAGGGTCATCAACTGGATTGGGCATCGTCAGGATTGGTTTACGATCCCGGCGCATCGCTCTGCTCGCAAGTGCTATCCAGAGCGCAAGGTTCCGATGGAGGCATTTCTTCGCGTCCTAGCTTGGTTCCTCACCGAGGGCAGTATTCAGCGTCAAGCAGGCGCGCCGGGCACGGTGTCGATCTCTCAGCACGAGGTGAACGCTGACAACAGGTCAGACATCGTGGAGGCGCTTTCGGCGATTGGCTGCAGGCCGAAGCAGACATGGCAAAGCATTTACACTTACGATCCGGCCCTTGCCGCATACCTCGACACCTTGGGTCAGGGCTTTCAAGACAAGGCAGTCCCGACGTTTGTCTTTGATCTACCGTCGGATCAGATTGATCTATTCTTGCGGACTGCGGTGCTTGGCGATGGTTATGATAAAGGCCCCAAAAGGTCGATCCTTTATACCGGCTCCAAGCGCCTCGCCGACGATTACCAAAGGCTGATCCTGCTGCGTGGGCACAATTCCACACTGAGCAGGCGTAGCATCTCCGGCCAGAGGAAGTGGATTAAAGATCACTGGGCCATATCGTCGGTCGATGGTTATGTTGTGTCGTGGGCCAAGAACAAATCAATGCTGGATCTTCAAAAGGCGAAACCAAAGCAGGTTCACTACGAGGGCAATGTGTACTGCGCCACGATCAGCGGCGGCGTCTTGCTGACCCGTAGAGGTGGGGTGGCTTTGTGGTCGGGTAATTCGGCTGTGCCAAATCGGATCTACGAGGTGCGCGAGGGTGGCCTGACTGACGGCGAGCCGATGACCTTCGACTTCGGGAACCCGACGCGGAAGAGCGGTCGCTTTTACGAGAACATGGTCGGTCGCTTCCGCGAGAACTACATCCGGCGGTTCATCGACAGCCGAGACGTTGAGCAGACAAACAAGGAGCTGTTTGATCAATGGGCGAAGGACTACGGCGAGGACAGCGATTTCTTCAAGGTTCGCGTCCGTGGTCAGTTTCCCAGCGCCGGTTCCCTCCAGTTCATCAGCACCGCCGACGTGGAGGCATGCATTGGGCGCGAGGTATACGTCGGTCCCAGTGAGCCGCTCGTGATGGGCGTCGACGTCGCCCGGTTCGGCGATGACAGCAGCGTGATCTACATGCGGCAGGGTCGCGACGCCGAGACGCCCGGCATCCACATCTACAAGCAGGTCGACAGCATGACCCTCGCCGCCGAGGTGTCCCGCCTCGCCAACGACAAGCGGCCCGACGCGATCCTCGTCGACGGTGGAGGCGTCGGCGGGCCGGTCGTCGATCGGCTGCGCCAGCTCGGGCACGACGTGATCGAGATCAACTTCGGCTCCAAGGCGACGCAGAAGGGCCACGCCAACATGCGGGCGCAGATGTGGGCCAACCTCCGCACCGCCATGCAGGACGGGATCCGACTGCCGGACAACGAGGATCTGAAAACCGACCTGACCGGCGTCGAGTACGGATACAACATCCGCAACGAGATCCAGCTCGAACGCAAAGAGGACATGAAGAAGCGCGGGATGAGTAGCCCCGACATCGCCGACGCGTTGGCTCTGACCTACGCCCTGCCGGTCAGCCAGACGGTCCGGGCAGGCTACGGCGGCGCCGATTATGCCCAGTCGACGCACGAGTACGAGCCGTTCTGAACCTTTCTCGACATGTCAAGCGTTTTTGTGTAAGGTGCGCCCATGAGTGACGCGCTTGTCATATTCGAACATAAC